CGACGCTCGTGGCGGTCTGGATCGGGGCGTCCGCGGCGGGGACGGTTGCGGCGAGGGGGCACGAGCGGGTTCTCCAGAGGGAAGGTGTCGGGCTACAGCTTCGTGGGGACCTGATCGATCTCGCAGGCCTGGCAGACGAGCACGCGGTCTACGGACTGCTGGCGTACGCGGGTGTGCGCGAGGCAGACGGGTTCGCCGCACGCGTCCACTGCTGCATGGGCTTCTCGCCCTCGCGCTGCGCTGCAGCCTCCATCTCTTCCTCCGTCGCGAGCCACTCCGTGAGCCCCAGCACCCCGCGCACGAGCCGCACCTTGGCCCGCTTCTCCGCCATGGCGATGCAGTCGTTCAGCGTCTCCCGTGCATCCTCGTAGGTCCACCCGCCGGACCGCCTGACTCACGGCGCGACCCCGGGGGCCAGTCGATCGCGGATCTCCAGTAGCACGCGCCGAATCGCCCGCAGTTCGTCGCCCACGCGCACGGGCTCATCATCACTGCCCGAGGCGGGCTCGGACTCGGGTGCCGGGCCAGGTGTTGCGTGCAGGACAGTCGGGACGTACCGGTCCTGGTACTCGGTGGCGATGGCGTGTAGCCGGGCTTGGGCCGCCCGGACGACCCCGATGTCGTCGCCGCGGTCCACGGCGACCTGGATGGCCTCACCGATCCGGCGGAGGACCCACGGTACGGGTCGGCCGGTGGCGAGGAGCGCGTAGATCTGGAAATCGGCCGACTGTGGGGCCTCGAAGGAGGCGAAGTGGACGCCGAGGGAGACGACATCGGGCGGGTAGTCGATGGGCTGTGGCGCGCCGGTGATGTCGCGGAAGTGGTTGGCGTCGAGGAACTGATCGCGGTCTGGGATCATGGGTCGGTCTCCGTGGTGGTGGTTGGATCGCCTCGCAGCGGTTTCGGGTTCGCGGCGTCGAGGAACTGACTGACGCTGACGCGGAGCTTGAGCGCGTCGACGCACTTCTGCAGCGCCCGGAGCGCATGGCGCGCGTCGCCCTCGCTCCGGCCGAGGAGGAGGGTCGGCTCGCCATCTCGCTCCAGCGTCCAGGCGCCGTCCTCCTCCTCGTGGACCAGCGCGGTCGGGTCGTCGAGCCACCCCTGCGCGATCTGCGAAAGCAATCCATGCAGCGCGCGCATCAGCCCTCCTCAGGCGTCGGGGCGTCGTACTCGACCTCCTCGGTCGCCTCTCCGGGATTGCGCTGGCTGCCCGGCCACACTCGCCGCCTGCGCAGGCCGCACACGGCGCAGTGCTCGATGCCACCGTCGACCTCGACGGTGGCGACCCACTCGTGGTCCTCTGGGTCCTCTCCGCATCCCACGTGGTAGCCGATAGCGGAGAGCTGCGCGGGCAGCTCGGCCAGACTCTCGTCGCCGAGCCAGCCGGGCCCGCCTCCTACCCAGACGTCCCCGGTCTTGGTGTCCACCGACACCTCCTCCTCCGGCGCGTTGTAGGCCCGGGCGATGGCCTGGGTCAGCGTCTCCTCGCCCTCCCAGTCCGCGGCCAGTCGCCGCATCGAGGCCCGGGGGTCCGCCTCCAGTCGCTCGGCCTCCTCGGCCTCCTCGGCCTCCTCCGCCACCTGCTCGGCGTCCTCGGCGGACCACGGCCACTCCGCCCCGTCCGTGCAGTCGGCCCATACGGCGTGCTCCGTTGCGATCAGGTCGCGCATCGGCATGCCGCCGAGCGACCACAGCTCACGGTGCTCGCCGAGCGACGCGGTGACGGCGTCGACCTCGAGCCCCAGTCGGTCCGCCATGTCGCGGGCCAGATCGGTGATGGTGCTGTACGCGTAGCGCATGGTCTCTCCCTTGCAGTCGCTGGCAGGCCGGGCCAGCATCCGGGCGACTGAGATCGGCCAGTCGCTACCGTCCTACGCAGCCAGTGCGCGGTCAGACACCGGCCTCGAACCGAGTCGTATCCCCGTCGACACTCTAGCGTGGCCCCGTAGGGCAGCGGGCGGTCATCTCAGGCTCCTGTGGTCGTGTCGGGCTCCATTACCCTGACGCCGAGTAATCTAGTGCACAGTGTGTACCGTGTCAAGGGCCAGATAACTCACTGCCAATACTCGCCTTGCGCCGCCACTCGGTCACAAGTGCCCACCCCTCAGAGCGCAGCACACGAGCTACGTACGACCACTGGCACCCGAGACGCTCCCCGATCGCGCGCGCTGACAGCGTCGGGTCACGCTCGACAGCGTCGAGGACGCGCTCGCGGATCGATCTCACTCGTCTGGGCATGTGCACAGTGTACACCACTCCGGCCCCGCGGGCTCAGGTCCGCGTGCTGATGGGCGACTCGCCTCTCAGGTTCCTCGTCGGTCCCCGGTCAGCGATTCGGTGCGTCACATCCAGTAGTTGCCGTGCGCGCCCTGGTGCGACTGGTGCACCACGCTGGTTTCGCGCTCGATCTGACGGCCGTACGGGTCCCCCTTCGTCTCGTCATCGCTGACGAACACCAGGTTGACCGACGGCGTCTCGTCGGCACCGTGCACTGCGGTGAGCAGCGCGGGCCGGGAGCGGCCTACTGGATCGACGTACGTGACGGCGTCGCCGATCTGCATTCAGAACCTCCGCTTCGAAGTGCGTGCAGCCGGCACGCGCGGGCAGCGATGCGCGCTGCGAGATCAGCTGAGGGTTTCTCTCGGACGCACAACGCCCAGGATGTCCTTGCGCGTGAGCGGGGCGGTATCGACGCAGACGCCGTTGTTCGTCTCGCTGCCAGCGTAGCCGCGGTTTCCCTCGGTCGTGAGCGTGAGGTCCGGCTCGCACCGCACGATGATGCCGATGTGCTTCGCGTCGCCGGGCACGCCGTACAGCACGGCGCACCCGACCCGCTCCGCTCGGCTCAACGACTCCAGCGGTACCGCGTACGGCAGCCACGCGTCGCAGCTCGGGAATCCACTCGCGGATCGACCTCGGTCGCCTGGGCATGTGCACAGTGTACACCACCCCCCACCCATGCGCCACACCTTGACAGCAGCACACCATAGCGCCACCTTGACGCCAGCCTTGCCGACACCCTTGAGCACCCGCCGCCCACGATCCCCAAAGCCCGAGCAGGCGCCGCCTGACGCGATATCGCCTGACGCGATATCGCCGGCCAAATCGCCGGCCAAGCCGCCGGCCAAGCCGGCCAAATCGGCGGCGAAGCCGATGCCGGCGTTGGTGCCGCAGCCCCATGGGGGCGCGTTACTCGCGGGTGGTATACCTGGCCTGCCCTCGTCAGGCGGACGTCCGCCTAACGAGTTCAAACGCCGGATGGCCGAGCTCGCGTCTCTGGCGGCGCGGGAAGAGTACGCCGGCACCGTCGCGCGGAATCCTGACCATCCGCACTGGCTGGGCGCCGCCAAATGGTTCGCGGAGCGCGGATATGGCGCGGCCCCGAAGGACACCAGCGAGGACGGCGCGAAGGGCCTAACGATTGTGTTTAATTTCCGGGACGAGGGGGCGCGGTTCGGCCACGGGGATGGGAACGGCCACCGCTGACGTTGCGGCTCCGCTCCAGGTCCAGCGGCCTGTGATCGAGTCCCCCGCGCGCTACAAGGTGTGCCGCTGGGGGCGCCGCACGTCCAAGACCCGGCTCGATCTGCACTGCGCGCTCTTCGGGCATGGCCCCGGCGCCCCAGCCCGGCCCATGTGGTCCGGGATCGTCGCCGGGAAGGACGTCGTCTGGATCGGCCCCGACTTTCCGCAACTCGAGGCAATCTGGTTCGAGGAGATCAGGCCGCGGTTTGATGGTGTGCGCGGCTTTGAGCTCAGCGAGGGGCGCCACACGCTGAGTATGGTAGGCGCCGGCACCCTGTGGCTGGTGTCGTTTGAAAACGTCGCCAAGGTGCGCGGGAGGGGGGCCGCGTTAGGCGGGGTGGTGCTGGACGAGTGTGCCCACTACGATCTGAGGTACGCGTGGCGCTCCATCGTGAGGCCGACGCTGATGGATTGCGGTGGCTGGGCGCTGCTCACCAGCACCCCCAACTCGGGCCCCGATGGGGGGAAGAATGATGCCGGTCAGGACATCGTGCCCAGCTATTTCTCCCGGCTGTGCCTCCAAATCATGGGCGGTCAGCGCGGTCCTGAGTGGCAGCACTGGCACGCCGATGCGCGCCAAAACCCCACCATCGACCCCGCCGAGTTCCGCGCGCTGGTGGACGAGTACGACGCCGAGTCACAAACGGCGCTCAGGGAGGAGGTTTACGCCGAGCTGCTCGTCGGGGGCGCCGGACTGGCGTTCCCGGGGTGGGACGAGTCTGTGCACGTCCAGGCTGTGGAGCCTGGGCCAGATGCCGAGGCCGGTGCCGGCATGGATTGGGGCCATGGCACACCCGGTTGGATCGGCACGACGTACACGGAGCCCGACGGGCGGCTCCTGTTGCGCGACGAGTGGTATTTCCAGCGCTTGGCCGCAAAAAAGGTCGGCTATCGGATCGGGCGCCGGTATCTGGCGTTGTGGGACGAGGACCAGGGCCAATGGCGTCGACGCGTCCCCGAGGTCATCGCGCTGGACTCGGCCTGCTTCTCCAGGACGGGCGTGGGTGCCACGATCGCGGAGAAGCTGCAGGAGGGAGTGGACTTGGCCTTCCGGCGCTTCACCGCAGCGGGGAGCATCTCACACGTTGTCGCCCCCTCGTTCGTGCCGGCACCCAAGGGGCCGCAAGCCATCCAGCAGCAGAAGGCGCTCGTGCACGAGGTGCTGGACTGGGAGCGGGATGAGGACGGCGTCCTGGTGGAGCCGCCGGCCCTCACCGTGCATCCGGACTGCACTGAGTTTCGGCGTACCGTTGCGGCGCTGCGCGAAGACCCGAAGGACCGCAACAAGTTTGACACGCGCGGCGAGGATCACCCGGTGCAGGGGTTCGCATACTTGCTGGTGCTGCGGGCACCGGGGGCGAAGGACCGAACTGCGGAACGGGAGTTGGCCGAACTACGGTCGCACCTGGATCCCGTGTCGCGGCGGGAGGCGGAGCGGGTCGCGAAGATGGAGGCGAAAGCAGATGCCGACTACCACCGCCTGCGGGAGCAGGCAGCGAGGGCCATGCGATGAGCAGCAGGATGCGCCGGCTGGCGGGCGAGATCGTCCTTGATCGCGATGCGCGCCTCGCTGTCCTGGCGCGCGACCAGGCGGATCTCACCGAGTTCGGCGCCGCTGTCGACGCGCTCGGCCAGGCGGCGACGCCTGAGGAGACCTCCGCGGCTGCCTCTCGGCTGTGCGCTCTGTACGTGGCCTTGCGCTGCATGGCGCTCGGCATGGAGCCGCCGCCATGATCGGTGCCCGCTGGCACGTCTGGATGCCGGTGGCGGACGCGCGGTGCCGCTGTCCGCAGGGACACACCTTCCGGCCGCGGGGTGTGCTGGCCCGCGGCTACCAGACCGTCCGCTGTCCGCAGTGCACGGTACGGCTCGTGGTGGTCGCACCGCGCGGGAGCGCGATGAAGCTGCTGGCGACGGTGTCGGACGGGGATGTGGAAGCGTTGGCAGGTCTGGACGACCTGCCGGGGCTGGTGCATCTGCTGACCACGCCTGTTGCGTGTAACGCGGTGTCGGCGGTAGAATTGGGCTGACAATCTGAGCCGGTCGCAGGTCATGCTGCGGCGTTCCGCCACCATCGGCGGGGCGCCGCTTTTTTCGTTGGAGGGTGCCGCACTGCTCGTCGCGCTGCTTGGACTGCTCGCGGGACTCGCGGCCTGTGCCGCGGGTGGCATCGCTGTCCACCGCCTCTACGCCCCACAGCTCGACCGTGCGCAGCAGGAAGCCACCATGCTACGTGACCGGCTGCTCCAAGCATGGCAGGAGGGCTACACCGTACCGGACGCAGTAGACCTTCAGCGGGAGACGCGTGTCGAGCAGCCGTTCCCGGCGCTGGTGCTCGGCTTCCTGGAGCAGTACGACGAGGAGGGGCGCCGCTTCTACGCGGCGCGTGCGCGTCAGATGCTCCAGCAGGGCTACGGTCCTGAGGCTGTGGTCCGGATGCTGGGCCACCAGGCTGAGGAGGCTGTCGCGTGACCGCGCCGACGCTGCCCATGGCCCCCGGGCAGGACCCCCCGGCTGCCTCGCCCGAGGCCGAGCACAAGGAGAAGCTACGCCGCCTGCGGGGACCTGACTACCCTGGCGGCGACCACCCGGAATCCACGCGCGTCGCGTTCGTGCGGCGACTGTGGGAAGAGGGGAACGCGGAGGCGCTGGCGCGCTACTGGCAGTCCACACGCAACATGTGCTACGCCCACGGGCGCCAGCGCATCACATGGAACAAGCGCCAGCGCCAGTGGGAGGATCTGCCCAGGTCCGAGACCGAGTTGCCGGTCGAGGTGAACTACATCCGGCCCATCCTGCGCGCCCGGACCCAGCGCATGATGTCGGCCCCGATCGACTTCTCGGTGCTCCCGGACTCCAACTCGCACGACGCGCAAGACCGCGCCCAGACCGCGGCGCGGCTCTTCGAGGCCCGCTGGCGACTGACGAACATGCGGCAGAAGCTCGACCAGTCCCTGGAGTTGGCCTATTCCTCTGGCGTTGCAGCGTGGAAGAGCTTCTGGAATCCCGCGCTGGGTCCGCTCACCGCCGCTGCAGTGCAACAGGTACGCCGTCAGCCCATGCTGGTGGACGGCCAGCCCATGACAGGCGAGGACGGCCAGCCGTTGACCGAGGTCGTCTACGACGAGAACGGGGTCGCGATCGAGGACACGGTCTACGTCGACGCCGACGGCCAGCCCGTCGAGACCAGGGACGAGGCGTTCCACTATCGGCTGGGTGACACGGACACTGCGGTCCGTACGATTTTCCACTTGCGCCTGAACCCGGAGGCCACGGGCTGGGGCACTGGCGACGGCCTGCGGTGGCTCATCGACTCAGAGGTCGTGCCGCTCCCTGTGGCACGCGAGCGGTTCCCGGAGTACGCGGACCGCATCCAAGCGGACCAGCAGCCGGGGCAGGCGCTCAATTTCGAGCGCATCGCCGCCAATTCTGCGACCCAGCGACCGGGCGGCACCGCTCCGACCGCGAGCGCGCAGGGCCAAGGGTCACGGAAGCAGGAGACCGTGACCCTCATGGAGTACTGGGAACTGCCCTCGGAGGACTGCTATCCCAATGGCCGGTTGATCGTGGTGGTGGGTCAGGTCGTGGTGTACGACGACCGGTTCCCTCAGGACGTCTTCCCGTACACGCCGATCTTCGACGAGCCGGCGCCGATGACGCCCATGGGGCGCCCGTCGATCAACGACATGATCCGCCCGCAGGACGTCATCAACTCGCAGTGGTCGGCCATCGTCGCAGAGCAGCAGATGGCAGGCGTGGGTCAGGTCGTGGCGTGGGACGTCCCCGGGATGACGGACCAGATCACGGCCGGGAGTCGGACGATCATCAAGGTCCCGATGTCGTCGCGGCTCATGGGCCGGTCGATCCGGGACGCGTTCTACCGCATGGACCCGGCGGTTTCGTCGCCCGACCGCTGGCGGCTGATCCAGGAAGCCAAGACCACACTGTTCGACGTGGCCGGCTTCCACGAAGTCACCCGGGGCGAGACGCCGCCGGGAGTCGAGTCGGGCGTGGCGATCGAGAGGCTGCTGGAGCAAGAGGCGGGTCAGCTCCAGAAGGCCATACTGGCGCTGCACGAGTCGATTGTGTCGTGGGCGAAGCAACAGCTCGCCATTGCGCGCTGGGGGTATGGCGCGTCAGCGGCCCGCTGGATGCCGGTGAATCGCGAGGACTTGGGCTACCAGATCGAAAGTGTCAGCGGTGCGGACCTGCCCGACCCGCAGTTGCTGATCATCGAACTGGACAACTTCAAGCCGCACTCGGAGTCGTCACGTCGCGCCGAGGTCATGGGGCTCTTCGAGAAGCAGCTCATCGGCCCGCGTCAGGCGCTCAAGGCGCTGGAGATGGGGACCGGGATGAACGCGGTGCTGGACTCGCAGACCCGGCACTACTCGCGTGCGCGCAATGAGAACCTTGCGATCGAGCGGGGCGAGTTCGTCGTCGTTGAGGCGGAGGTTGCCGGCGCCGAGGACCCCGAGACCGGGCAGCCGATCCCCATTCAGGTGCTGCTTCATCCCGGTCCCGAGCAGATCCCGTTTCTGCTGTCCGACGATGATGACCACGCGATCCACATGGACGTGCTGGACGAGATCATCCTGGATGATACGAAGCCGTGGGAAGTGCGCAACGCGGCCATGACCCACAAGCGCGAACATCGGCGAGTGCTGATGATGCTGGCCCAATCCCAACCACAGCAGGGAGCTGCCTGACGAATGGATGAAGCAACCGAACGCACGGCCCGAATCGCGCACGAGATCAACCGAGCGTACTGCGAGGCGCTGGGCGACATGTCCCAACCCGCGTGGGAAGACGCGCCACCGTGGCAGCGCGACAGCGCCGTCGCCGGGGTGCAGTTTCACCGCGCCCACCCAGACGCCACGCCTGCCGCGTCGCACGAGTCGTGGCTGGCCAAGAAGGAGAGTGATGGGTGGACCTACGGTGCGGTCAAGGACCCGATTGCCAAGACGCATCCCTGCTTCGTGCCGTTCGACCAACTGCCGCGTGATCAGCGGGCCAAGGACTACCTGTTTCGCGCTGTGGTACGTCTTCTCTCCACTGAGGCTGCCTGACGAATGGACGCCAACGAATGGATCGCGCAGGACGCTGGAACGGCGACGGCTGACACGGCCGCCGCTCCCGACGTCGCGCCCCAGACTGAAACGCCGGCCACTGAGACGGCGGCGACGGAACCCGCAGTTGCGGAAGGCGCTGCCCAGGCAGCGGCCGCCGCGAAGGCCGAGGGTGCCACGCCAGCCGAAGCACAACAGGCCGCGGTGGACTACATCGAGGCGCTGCTGGATGACGGCAAGCCGTTCCGCATCCCGAAGACCGCCAAGTTGGCGTGGGAGCACAAGGGCGAGCGCTTCGAGTCCACGATCGAGGACATGCAGCGCATGGACCGGGAGGACCGGCTCCGCCAGAAGGACTGGACGCGGAAGACCATGGCGCTGGCGGACGATCGGCGCCGGGATCAGGCCGAGCGGGGCGAGTGGGAGCGGCAGCGCGTGGCGCAGGAGGCGCGCTTTGAGGCGCTGGAGCGCGAGCGAAAATCGTTCCTTGAGGCGCAGCTCGACCCCGCCGCCCGGGAGCGGCTGGACCGCCACCTCGACGCGATGGCGAACGATCCGGAGTACAAGCGGCGCTGGGAACGCGGCTTGGAGGCCGACGCGCACGCCGCTGTCGACGCGTTCGACGCGCAACAGCACGTCGAACGCGAGACGCAGGCCATCATCTCAGATGCGCAGGAGTACATCGAGCAGAACGCAGCGAAATACCCCGGCGTGGACCCGATGGACGTCGAATCGATCTACGCCGAGCAGTGGCAGCGGGCGAGCCGACTGGAGGATCCCCGGGAGCGACAGGCCCGGATCGATCAACTCCGCAAGCCGGTCTTCGTCGACGCTATCTACAAGCACGAAGCCCAGCGGATCGAGCGGGTGACCGCTCCCCTCAAGGGCGAGATGGATGCACTCAAGAAGCAACTCGCGGCGATTGAGGCCGAACGCCGCACGGACCAGCAGAACACCGAGACCGCCGCCGCCATCGCCCGTTCCAAGGGCTCGAAGGTTGGCGTGCCCGCCGGTGCCGCTCCCGCCCCACCGGGCCGCAAACCACCGGAACCGTTCCACGGCGGCGATGCCGACGCCCGCGAACGGGCCAAAGCGGCGTGGGTGAACGGCGCCTAACGATGGCCAGCCTTCTTCCTCTTCGTTCGCTCATGGTAGGCACGGTTAGTCTCGCTGCGGCACATCCGGCATTTCCGGGTCCCGCGCTGGACGAACGTGTTCTCGGCGGTGAAGGGATGGCCGTGTCGGCAAGCCGGCTTCGAGTCGCGCCGTCGGCCGCGACGCTTCTGGGCCATGTCCTGGAGGTTGTCCTTCTGCGTGCCGACGAACAGGTGATCGGGCCGCACGCACCGCCGGTTGTCGCAGCGGTGGCACACGAACAGGCCCGTGGGAATCGCGCCGTAGTGCAGCTCCCACGACAGCCGATGCGCGAACAGCCGGACGCCGGCCCCGCGCGAGGTGGTGCCATACCCGGTCGCATGGATAGTTCCTGTCCACAGCCAACAATCCCCCTCTCGATCCACACGCTGCCAGAACACTTCGGTCAGCGGCTTGAGTGGTGGACCGCAGCGACGGAGCGGAGCGTCTTCGCCCCGCTGTCTTGCCTTCCATCGCTCCAGCGCTTCGCGGCGCTGCCGGATGAGATTGGGGTTCGTCGGCATTCAATCCTCACAGTAAAGGTTGCACTATCGCTTTCGGCGTAAGTAGCAACCTAGCACGGAGATAGCAATGGCGCAACCCCCGACAATCCTGTCTGATCTCAACGACTTGGCCAAGGATTACTACACCGAGGTCTACCAGCCGCAGGAGAACACCGCGACGGCGCTCAAGGCGCAGTTCTCGCGGCTCGAGACGTTCCAGTTCACGGGTCGCGCCGCGATCTTCGGCGTGAAGCTCCGCAACGGCGGCGGTGCCGCCAACGCGGGCGCGAACGCCACCCTGCCGGCAGCGAAGTTCGGCGCGTATGACCAGGGCCAGGCGCGAGTCGTGCGGACCTACACCCGCATGGCCGTCGACATGTTCGCGGCCACCGTCAGCAAGCAGCAGAAGGGATCATACCGGCCCTTCGTCGCCGAGCTGTTGGAGGACCGACTCACGGAGCACGACAAGGAAGTGAACCGGCAGATGTTCTCCGCCGGGGACGGCAAGCTGGCCCTGACGCCCACAGGCGCGGCGGCCACGACGCAGACGCTGGGGTCCGACTACGGCGTCACCAACGGCGGCGCGGGGGCACGGCACGTCACGGAAGGCGACGTGCTGGCGTTCTACGATCCGGCGGCTTCGGGAACGCTCATTGACCGCCGCACCATCACCGCGGTCGACCACTCGGCGCAGACGGTGACCTACACCGGCTCGCTCACCTCTGTGACGGCGGGCTGGGTCGCCAAGGCCACGCCGGACACCGACAACTTCGTCACCGGCGAGGCGCTCGGCCTGCTCGCGGCTGCAGCGCAGTCCGGTACGTTCGAGGCGATCACCCTGGGCGGCCAGTGGCTCCAGACCGTGCTCTCCAACTCCGGCACGCTGCGCGACATCTCCGACTCGCTGATCATGCAGGCGATCGGGACCGCGAAGGCGCGCTCGGGGGAGTTCCCCAACCTGGCGGTCTGCCGGCCGGGCGTGGTCCTCAAGTACTCCGAGGTCTTCCTGCCCATCCGGCGCATCAACGGACAGGACATCCAGCTCAAGGGTGGCTACAAGCCCATAGGCGTGATTCAGAGCGCCGGCGGCGACATACCGATCCTGGAGGACATCGACTGCCCGAACAGCCGGGTGCACTTCGTGAACACGAAGTACATCAAGCTGATCGACTTGCTCGGGACCGAGTGGGCGGACGACGATGGTGCTCAGTTCGCGCGGATCGAGGACAAGGACGGGATCGAGGGCTACCTGCGGAAGTACTGGGGCCTCGCCTGGACGCGACTCAACTGCCACGTGACGCTGAGCGACGTGAGCGACATCACCCCGCTGGACCGCTGGTAACCCACTCACCCTGACGATGCCTGACT